GTTGATCCTCTTGCTGGCCGTGAAACCAATTCATTGGTTCCCGCTGGCATTGTTTCGACCATGTGTGTACCCGTTGTTCCCTCTAATACTTGTCATTCTTCATTATCTGCTTTGGTAGAGCGTGCTTTAAAGCCCCAACCATTTCATGATGATCGTTTTGACGAGAAGTTTTATGATGGCTATGACGCGTATGTTGAAGAGTACTTTGATGAGTTTTTTCCCGGATTCCGTGAAGATCCTGTTCTTCCATGGGATTCCGATGTATGGCGTAAGCGTTTTCCTGCTCACCAAACCGCTCGGTTGTACGATGCTGCTGTTGCCTTAAATGATGGTTCCTTTCCGGAAACCCTTTTACAGCGCACCTCGTCGTTTGTTAAAATCGAGTCTCTTACCAAGTCTACCTCTGAAGGCGTGTCGAAGCTTGCTCCACGTCTCATCCAAGGTTCCACGTCTGAATACAGCATGGAAACTGGACCCTGGTGTTATTCCTTTTCTAAGCGCCTTGCTGAGGCGTGGGATGGCACCTGGGATGGCATTCCTGGTAATGGTATGTATTACACTTCAGGTAGTAATGCTGTTACCATTGGTGGCACGGTTTATTCTGCTGTACAACGTGTTCCTGGTTATTGTTGCATTGAGGGCGACTTTAACCGTTTTGATTCTACCATTCACCGACGTTTGAAAGCGACTCGTTGCCGAATTTATGAGCTCTCTGGTGCTTCTGCCAGGTTGATGTCTTGTTTTCGTGCTGAGACCTTCACTTTTGGTGTTGACAAATGGAGAACCACTTATGAAGTCGAGGCCACTCAATCTAGTGGTCGTCAAGATACTTCTGGTGGCAACTCTGTTCTTCAAGGCACTTCTGTGATCTATTGTGTGGCAAGATATGACCAGTCTTTGACTGGTGCTTCTAAGCCCCTTGGTCCACGTGCTTTGTTTGGTAAGTATCCTATGTTGTTCTGTTTTCTTGGTGATGACAACCATGGTACTGGCCCACACGAATTCCTTTCACAAATCCCCCTTGAGGTCATGCTTATGAAACTCGGGCTAGATATGGAAGGTAAAGTGTGGACTGGCTCTGATGCCGTTTGGTTTTCCACCTTTTGTTCCGCTCGGTTTTGGCCGGTGCACACCCCTGAATTTGGTCCTTCTTTTG